CCTAATTACCACCTCCGATTATTCAGAAGCAGTAGCAGGGGTTCGCCCTGCAAATTACTAAATTGATTTAACTATAAAAAAGGTAAGCACTTTCCAATCATTTTTAAAATCTTCATTAGGGAAAACTAATTGAATTATTTCAAAAAACATATCTCTCAAAATCGTATCCTGATGGGCAATAAATCCTATTGCTTTAACAACATTGTCTTTTTTATTAAGTAAAGAGGTTTCTTTAGAATCTACTGCATCGGTGAATAACTGAATTACCCAATCGATATTTTCCTGGTCACCATCAGTCCAGTAATTTTCACTTCCACCATGAAATTGTCTTTGTTTTTCAACTTCCAACTTTTTAATTAATTCATTTATTTGATTACTCATATTTTCCTTTTGATTTAGTTAGTACCCTTAAAACACCGCCTCTTAAGAAGAGGTGTTAGCAGGGGTACTCCCTGCCGAATCTTTCTAGTAAAGGGGGAATGAAACTCCGTTGGCCTTTACTGCTAGGTTTCCTTTTGATTGATTCAGTAAGTGCAGACCCAAAGTCAACGCTCCTTACTGGCTTCCCTAGACGAGGTAATTACTGGCTCCCCTGCCGATGAGGTTACTGGGGCTTCATTGCCCTCTGGTCAGTACCTATTTATAGGCGAGAGTTTTGTGCAACTCTCAAGATCAAATAATGTATAATTCAGTTTAACCATATTTAATATGTTTAGTATGTATAATGTAAAATATTTATACCATTTATTAGAATTTATTGTCAAATTAAAAAACGCTCTTTCCCTATTTTTTTAAAATTCATTTCATAAACCCCTGAAATCATTGGATAAAATAATTACATTTTTTTAATTTAAATCCAAGGATTCTAGGGTCAATGTGGTATTTATGGTTTTATCTATTATAAGGGGTATCACGAGAGGTTTCGCATATATAGCCCAAAAAGGCAATAAATCGGGCCGTATTGCGAAGGAAAAGTGGAGTTGCCCTACTAGTACCTAAATCCAATAAAATGAATTCGGCTAATAAAATCAGTATGTTAGGGGTATCGTATTGAAATAAATGGGGAAACCAGTAAATACGGGGAATATGAGGGAGGCCCGACTTTTATCAGTTTAAATTCAGGGAAGGACAGGGAACCTGAATTTTACCTCCCTGTTTCAATAAGTCCAGCAATGCGGTCGAGGTTGCTTTCCAGGAATATCAGGTAGGTTATCCATATGAATAAATCTTTTGTTATGCGGTCCTCTTTGATTCAATCCGATTCCTGTCATTCCTAGATTCTGGGCAATTGCGAAAAGTTTGATTGCATCCTTCCCCGTAATTAAAACATCAACCGCTTGACCTTTAGTATGCGGTCCCGTTCGCCCAGTTTTTGAAACCTTTTCGTTATAATCTGGATGCCTGTAACCGCTGGTGACTACCATAGGCTTCCCAAAGTGATTTCTTATTTGTTGAAGTAATTCTAAAAAGTTTTCATCCATCCTGCAAACCCCTGTCCCTCTGCAAGACAGTTCATCAATCGTAAAATTAGGTGTAAGGTACTTGCCCATTAGAAAAGTCGCACACACACCCGAAATAAACGTTCTACGAGTACAATCATAACTTTCCTGTTTCCTGTAATCGTTCCCGTATTGTATGCACGAGTTGATCATCGAGTTTATTGGTTGACCTCTTAACCAGCCAGCCAAGTAATCCGTCACCTTCATTTTTGCCTACCAAGACTTTAATGATAACCTTCTCAGAAAGAAGGCTTATCAGTAGGGTTTTAGCAGTTGCACCGAGTACAGTTCCTAGTAGTGGAATCATGTTGGATTTCTCAGGTTCATTTTTTCAAAAGGTCGGTAATAATGCATTTTATTACGGTGAATTTGACTTCCTCGATTTTTAATTCCTTTTGTTTTTTTCATGTTCCCTCTTAAATAGCGTGTTGTCATGCTCAGTCGAATCAAACCAGTAACTCAAGGTGCTGGTTAAATTACCAACCAATGCTCCTAATAAAGTCGCTGAAGTAATTTCGCATGATTTCATCTCCTACTTGGTTTCATGCCCCTAATCTCACCGCACAATTCCTTGATCGCCATTGTCTGTTCGTTAAGAGCTTGTTGAAAATTCTCGTTCCTAGCATTACTAAGATTAATTACATCAATGAGTCTTGAGTCAGCAACAGTGTCTTTCTCCTGCCAACTCTTAACTTCGTCACGATGACTTTGTGCAGTTTTATAGATATAAAAAAAAGTTGCACCGATAATTACGGCAGGCAATCCGATTCTTTCTATTAACTGCATTAAACTGTCAACTTCCATAAGATCGGGATGAGTTTGTCCTGTTGCATATGCATAATCGGCAGGATTCATTTGACACTATTTCTCCTAAAAATTATGGAATCATAATGATTGATCAAATACCAGATCCCTGAAACTCCAACTAGAATCAGAGTGATGTAAATCGAAAAGAAAATCAGTAGTCCTGTCATGGATTACTCAGGTTTTGTGGGCCATGTTACTGACTCAACATCAGCAACTGTCGTTAGTCCGTTTGTGATGTCTCTTAAACTTTGTCTGTAAGTTTTCCATTCTGTTGGCATGGTTACATCAGAATTCCCCATCCAATCGGTTTCAAGTAAGCGATGACTCCTGTTCAGTCTCAATCTCGCTATTTCAACCTTAAACTGTTTGGGTGGATTGCTAAATGTTCCATCTTCATTTTTTATCATTCCAGAAACAACATTATCAGGAACTTCTTGCCAATCTGGTTGTTTTTCAACCGATATACCTATGACAATATTGTCTTCAATTTTGGCGTAAACCATTTTATTTTATCTTATAAATGTTAATCATGGTGTATACGTTTACTGCAATATCACTTGCTAATCCAAATCCAATAGATGCAACATCACCAGTTTCTTGATAGTGCTGGATTTCATAGGTATTGCTAGATCCAATAGTACCTATATAAGCCCCAAATGATCTTGGTTGACCAGTTTGAGAAGTCCCGGTCATTAACTCTGCTGCTCCTGTTATGTCGTAAAGCCGAGTAATGTGGCGCACAACGTCATATGCTGGACAACTCCAAGTAATGAGATATGTGCCAGCAATCAATGTAAAGGATTCCCCCATATTTCCTCCACCCGATGCAGTACCTGATGTACTACCTGTGTAAGAGGCTATGCCGTCAGGATCAGTCTCAAAATTTATGTCTCTGGTTCGCCAACCGTCTTGGTCAAAAGTCCCAGCTTCTGTTGTTAGAGCCTTTTTATCCATCAGAATAGCAAGTGAAACCGCATTTCCTGTTCCTCCTGCTGGGAAGACAACTGATGGCCCAATCGTGCCAGAGTCGAGGTTGTTGTTGATATGGGTGTCTCCATCCGTGTCGATTGTTAAGGCCGTTGTCGATCCTGCGGTAAGGACAATATTCTGCGCTTCATTGACCTCGATCTTTGCAGAACCATCGTTGTTCTGGAGAACCAAATCATGAGTATCATCGGGTTTAATCGTTCTATCTGCCATGAAAATCCTTTACGTTTTAATGATGAAATTTACGCACATGATTGGTTGCATATAATCTGTGCCTGATCCTGTTGATGCTGATACTCCAGTGGTGACCGTGTGAGTGTGAGATGCGTCCTGATCTCCAGTAGTTCCTCCGTTTACCGTGGGATATTCAACAGCGGTTCCTGATCCGTCGTAGTCCAAACCTCCATAAGTTCCTATTGCCGGATTTGTGTATGGGTGACCATGTGAAGCAGATTGATTCCCTGTTGCTAGAGTGCCAGGACCGTGGGTGTGAGCCGGCAGATTTGCTTCAGCAATCGTTTCAGATCCAGTCCATTCACCAAGAGATCGTGCGGTTAATGCAGTACCAGATGGAGCTGTCCCACCATCAGCATCTTCGGACCCATCTCCTGCACCAGTTCCAACACCACAAGGAACCCTTCCACGCATATCAGGAACGTTGAAATGAGAACCATCTGCTGAACCATAATTAACACCAATAATTCCAAACAAGTCTGAGTAAGTAGTACGGGACTTTGACTCACCATTGCATAACAACCATCCTGTCGGGGCTGATGATCCACTCCACATTCTGATCTCACCTGTAATTCCTTGAGCACCTGAGACACTGAGACTTCCTGCAATCTCAACATTCTGGGAACTATCAACTGAAATGCCTGCCGTTCCTCCTGTAACGATTGCAATTGCATTTGCTCCAGTTCTATATATTCCTGTATCAGTATCACCCGTGAATGCATAAGTTGGCCTTGCTAAACTTCCAGCATTACCTTGAAATCTAGGAGCAGAAGCAGAGTTAACAAAATCGGCAACTATAATCCATCCATCATTTGCAGAATTACGGATCTTTAACGTGTGATCACTTGTGTTATAAAACCACTGATAGGCATAAGTTGTGGACGGTTCTGACGATCCAGAATTATTTGAATAAATTGCCCTCAGAACTGAATTTATGTCTGTCCGGAAATTCGCACCTGTGGCATCGACAATCACATAAGAATGTTCGCTCATTAATAGCCTTTCGCCATGTATTCGTAGGTTTTACTGATAACATTGTCTCCACTATCTTTAAGTGTAAACGTAAATCCTGAAGTCGATTCACTGCTTAAATCATAAAAATCACCACTACCTAATCCATTGAATGTAAGAGCTAATTTAGGAGTCACATAATAAGGTACTGTTGTGTCATAAGTAACAGAAGTAGCTGTTGACCCATGCGAAGTACCTGAGCCAGTTTTGATTCGGTCAGGCATATCAATTGAAATATCCCATTCACTGATGTTTGCTTGATGAAAACTGTCCTCAGTCTCTGCTGTTAGTTTGAACTGATAACCTCTGGCCTTGAAATCACCCGCACGNAACCTTGCATATTCCGACCAAGTTGGAGATCCTGCCGGATTATCATTTGTGGTTCTGATATAAGTTTCAGTGTGGACATCATCAACTGCATAAGACCCTGTATCCCAATTTGTGATTTCATNAANTGTTATTGAAATCGGCCAATTATCAATGGTGGTGTCAGTTCCTTGNAGATTAGTAAAACTGACATTTGGTGCGGTTNTGACTCTGCTTGTATAAACTGATCCTAAATCAACTGCTGAGGATATGTAATTCCCGGATGAAACAACCTGATCCATCGCTATGTAACTTTCACCATCCTGCAAGCCGACAATCACCCATTGTTCTGAATAACTGCTACTGAACGTTTGATCTCCAGTAATTGTTAAAGTGTCTGATGTTGTGCCTGTTACCTTGTCTGAAATAGTTACTGTTGCTCCTGACAATTCAGTCCCATCCATTAAATCAGTTCCACCGAAAGTAACGGACAGGTTGGAAAGCAGTAATTCTTCATCACTGACCTTCATAGTTGATTTGCTTCCTGACCATCCTGGATGCTCGCTTGTCGTAGAAACTGCATTGAAATGTTGAACAGTAGGATTTGAAACAATTGACGAAACAGCAGTGGCAGAGTTCTGCCCTGAAGAATCCACCCACTTTGCTAAATAAGTCCCACCAATTAAGGGCAAAACAGTAGATGTATTATGTGATGGAATCGCTTTTGAAATATCATTAGAAGATGCCCATGTGGCTCCTGATGTTAGACTTGAATGCCGAACACGTAATCTACCTCCAATCTTAACATCCAGATCAGTAGGTGCATCCCAATGAGCATGAACAGACCCGTCCAAAGCGATACATGA